GCGGAACCAGCGGAACCTGCGCTACCTGTTGGGCCGGTTGGACCTGCAACTGTAGAGTCAGCACCAGTTGGGCCTGTAGGGCCAGCAACTGTAGAAGCAGCTCCCGTGGAACCAGTAGGGCCAGTAGGGCCGACAGAACCAGTATTACCTTGAGTGCCCGTAGGGCCTGTAGGACCTGCTACACCCTGAATACCTTGGATACCTTGAATGCCTTGCGCACCAGCTGAACCAGTTGGACCAGCTGCACCCTGAGCACCTGTGGGTCCTGTAGGACCTGTATTACCAATTGGGCCTTGTGGTCCTGGGACTGTTGAATCTGCACCGGTTGGGCCTGTTGGACCAGTAGGGCCAGCTACACCCTGGGCACCGTCAAGATTGATTGTCCAATCTGCGTAAGTACCTGTGCCAGTGTTATTTACACAGTCAAAAACAAGAACGCCGGTAGTGCCGTTGTAAGAAACAACGGGTCCATGCATGTGAGTGACTGTATCACCGTTGTAGCTGACAATAATATTCTGCGCTTCGGAATATGCAAGACCAGTACCAATCGTCAACGTTTTTTGCGCATTACTGACAGTCAGTGAAGTTGTACTGGTGGTGAGATAACGATCCCCACTCAAACCGGCAGTACCAGTTGGGCCTACTGCACCCGTAGGACCTGTTGGGCCAGAACCGCCTGTAGGACCAACAATGCCTTGAGCGCCTTGAGCACCCGTGGGGCCAACGCTACCTTGAATACCTTGTTCGCCCTGGATACCTTGTGCGCCAGTTGGGCCAAGATTACCTTGTGCACCTGTAGGACCTGTAGGTCCAGCCACGCCCTGTATACCTTGAGCACCCGTAGGCCCGGTAACGCCCTGTATACCTTGATCGCCTGTGGGACCTGTTGGGCCTGCTACGCCTTGAACACCAGTAGAACCTGTGGGGCCAGTAGGTCCAACTACACCTTGTGCACCAGTAGAGCCTGTAGGACCTGTGGGGCCTGCTACACCTTGCGAACCTTGAATGCCTTGAATACCCTGAGGGCCAGTCGGTCCAAGATTACCTTGTGCACCTTGAGCACCAGTTGGACCTGTAGGGCCGGTAACAGCTGGGCCGGTAGGTCCGGTAGGACCGTCACCTTTTAGCGCACGAACAACGATTGAATGTCCAGATGCAGGAGCAACAGTAAAACTTAGCGTGGTACCCGAAATCGTAAAGTCTGTCGTCGGCTTTTGGGCAACGCCATTTAAATAAACAAGAACATTATCAGTAGCAAACCCATCGCCAATCGTAAACGTTGTCGTGGAATTATCACCAGTAAACGAATACGTAATAGCTGAGAACGGATAGCCAAAACCAGGAGCGCCCGTAGGACCAGCAGGGCCGGTTACAGCAGGGCCGGTTGCACCAGTGGGGCCGGTTGGACCTGCAACAACAGAATCAGCACCAGTCGCGCCCGTGGGGCCTGTAGGACCGACGTTGCCTTGAATACCTTGAATACCCTGAACACCTTGAACGCCAGTAGGACCAACGTTACCCTGTGCGCCAGTTGGACCAGTGGGTCCTGTGACACCTTGGATACCTTGCGATCCTGTGGGGCCTTGAATACCTTGCGTGCCTTGAGGACCTGTATCACCTGTAGGGCCTTGGATACCTTGAATGCCTTGTGCACCTGTAGGTCCAGTAGGTCCGGTAGGGCCAGCTATTGTAGAAGCCGCGCCTGTGGGGCCAACCACACCTTGAGAACCTGTTGGACCGGTAGGACCGACAGAACCCGTAGGGCCAGCTACTGTAGAAGCCGCGCCAGTAGGGCCGGTTGGGCCTTGGATACCCTGTGCACCGTCCAGATTAATCGTCCAATCAGCAAACGTGCCTGTACCAGTAACGCTGACAACGTCAAATGTCAGTAAACCGCTAACACTGTTGTATGAAACAACAGGACCGTGTAAGTGAGTAGTGGTATCACCGTTATAACTGATGATAATGTTCTGAGCTTCAGAATATGACAGTCCTGTACCAATTGTCAGGGTTTTATTTGTACCTGTTACAACGGCTAAAGAAGTTGCACTGGTTGTCTTGTATCGGTCACCATTTGCACCAGCAGCACCAGTCGGTCCCGTGGGGCCGGTAATACCCTGAATACCTTGAGCGCCAGTAGGACCGGTAGGGCCAGTAACGCCTTGAATGCCTTGAGCGCCAGTTGGACCTGTAACGCCTTGGATGCCTTGTGCACCAGTTGGACCTGTGGGACCAACCACGCCCTGCGCGCCAGTAGAACCTGTGGGGCCTGTAGCTCCTTGAATGCCTTGGGCTCCGGTAGGGCCTGTGTTGCCTTGGATACCCTGAACGCCAGTAGGGCCAACAGCCCCCGTAGGACCAACGTTACCTTGGACACCCTGAACACCCTGAGGGCCTGTGGGACCTAAAGCTCCAGTAGGACCAACTACACCAGTGGGGCCTGTCGGGCCAGTAACTTGGCCAGCATCAATCCAAGCAACGCCATTCCATGCATACAAATGCCCGTTTGCAGAAACGACATACGTATCACCTGGATTATTGCCAGAGATTGGCAAATCGTTGATCGTAGCAACAGTGCCTTTAATGGTAATACCGGTGCCTGCTGCACCAGTTGGGCCTGTCGGACCGGAAAGAGGACCAGCATCAACCCATGCCATCATGCGCTCCAAATATAAATTTTCCCTGTGGCAGCAACAAATACTGCTTGCCCGGGGCTACCTGTAGCAGGTAAATCTGCGTATGTTGCAACAGTCTGACTAATAGCAAGTCCAGAACCTGTCGCGCCCACAGGACCTTGTGGCCCCGTTGTAACAACTTCAACAATTGTAGGAGCAAGAGGGGTGTCTTCAACAATAAGACTTGTGTCTGACCCTAATTCTTCAACAATTGTGTAGCTCATCGAGTAACCTCTTTAGAAACCTCTACATCACCGTACAGTAAACGGGTGACAACACCTGTAGAAGAAACCAATTCTAGGTCGTATTTGCCTCGCTGCCAAGTAATAGCACCAGTGTCAGCAGCTGCTACCAGCAACTGAATTTTGCCTTGGCCGGGAGTAATAATAATTCGGTTATTTAATGTGGTCAGCTCAAGCAAAATGGTGCTAGAGCTCACAGTCTGCCTAATCTGCATACGGGCGGTATAACCCGACAGATTGATAACAGTTCCAGTGCTGTCTTTCCAGACAAATGTTTTGTCTAGCGTTGCACCTTGTTCAATAACAAAATCATATGCAGCGGCGGTCATACAAACCTTTGGAATTCAATTTGAACAGCAGCACGGGTCAAACCTTTTGCTACACGAGTACGAACTTCGTTCATGCCGTCGCTGAATCGTTTCAAATACAACTGGGCAGATTTGGGTTCGTAGTAAGGCTGGTTGGGTGTATCGTACAAACGCGCACGTGCGCCCAAGGTAATGATCTCGTAGTAACGCTCAAAGACTTCTTCGTCAATTACAGATGAAGAACGTGATGGCACAACTGCAACACGCAGTTTTAGCTTTGCAGCTTCAGTTACTTTTGGTTTTGGAACCAGCGTAATTTCTTGCGTGCGGCTACGGAAATAGTAATAAGGGTTGCCGTCCAGATCATTCCAGTTGGACGTGCGATAAATGCGGGTCAACTCTTCAACTGCTTTAGGAATCAACAATTGATCGCCGTACCAAGCTTCCATGATGTCGACAACTTTATAACCAACGTCGGGCTCAAACCCATACACAGAAACTTCTGCGGTCATGTCCATTGGCTGAAGTTCTGTTTGTAAGACACGTGTCTTTTCACAGAATTGAATAGCAGCATTACGAATGGCTTGGACGGCCACAATCTCGGGCACGTCTTTAACAAACTGAACAACGTCAGGCAAGAATGCTTCGTAAGATACATCGCTCATGTCTGTGATCCTGGGATAGCCACATTACGTGGGTTAAGCGAGTTGATTGGATCGTTTGTTGCCTCAGACTGAGTCTTACCTTGGACAGAAGCAGTAAACGTAGCCAAATAGCCTTGAGCCAATTGCAGGCCCGGTGCGTATTCAGCATCCTTGCTACAAGCACGAAACAAAATGTAGTCAACCAGTGCTGACTGAAAAATATCAAAAATCGGAATTGTCTGTGATTCCGATGTCAAGTTTGTTGGTTGAGCTGAGTAGTTCAACTCAATATATTGGGTCCCAGTGTTGGGAGGGTAAACATAGAACGCAAGCTGATCTTGTACGTCATAGATGTAGTTCTTGACTTCAGCTTTAGGAATCTCGGTGTGCCAGTTGGGATTAAACCCATCAAGCACTTCACGAGACACAATACGAATTGCACGACCTGGTGTTGTACCAGTTGTGCCCATATTGCGATAAATCTGTAACAACAACCAACCGTCCGTAGGAATTGTTTGCCGTGTTCCAGCAGTTAATACCTTTGAGACGGTGGTCGATGAAGCACTTGGTTGCATGAGCACGATTTGGCGCATACCATCGTTTAACCAGCTGAGTAATTCAGCACGGGTCCAACGAACATTGGCAATATCAGTTAACTGAATTGCCGCTTTGTTGAGAATGGTTTGAGCGGTTACCGTACCCATAATCTACCTTATGGTGTT